TAGCACATATGATGGAAGACATAGATGACCTTAAAGAAAGTGTTAAAGAAAACAGAACTTTCTTTACAGAGAGAATGGATCGCTTAGATAACCGTATATTTTGGATTCTTGGGTTGGTTATCTCTACCCTAGCAACTGTGATAGGCAGTATCTTAGTATAATGCCAGTTCCACCAACCGAAGTTAGAAATGCGGCTAGAAGGGCCTTAGACGCTCGTGATAAGGCGCCTCCAAGCAGAAAGGCTATGACAGCAGTGGGACTTGCCAGAGCCAATCAGTTGAAGAATGGTGACAATTTAAGCATCAGCACAATAAGACGTATGTTTAGTTATTTGAGCAGAGCCCGTGCAAACTACCTAAAAGCCAAAGAACAGGGTAAAAAAGCAGAGGATTCACCAGCAATACAGGCCTATTTGGGTTGGGGCGGTTCAGCAGGTTTAGCCTGGGCAAGACGTATTCTAAATAATCTATAAAAAACACAAAAAAGCATAAATAGTATTGTAAAGGGCAACACCCCTAAAACATAATTTATTATGTTTTTTCATAAGATCATTATATGACCTTAACCTTATAAATTGTTGCCAACATTTATATACTCCGATAGTATTATCGTAATTCGAATTTGCCCTTTACACCCCTATTCCATTAAGGAAATTCTTTTATGACAAAGTGGGCCTATTTTTTAGGCCCATTTTTTTATTATTTGTATAAATAGAGTTGAAGGCAACATTATATATTGACAACTTTAGAACATAATATATAATAAATTTATAAGGAAACCCTATGAAAGATATAAGAGAATTAATCAATAAATTTGAAAGAAACAAAAAGAGCGAAAATAATATAAAGTATAATAGTATAAGTATACAAGATACATTAGATATTATAGATTTAAACAAGACTCGCCCTATTGAGAGCGAATCTAGTTCGTCTTCGACTCCTATTGGCGGGACTTCGTCCGAGGCTTCGCCCGCAAATATAAGTGTTATTGGAGTTAGCATGGATGCAATCAGAAAGAAACATCCTAACAGACGTTCAATTCGCGTGAGCATCACAAAATCAGACGGCACCAACAACAGATACAGTTGTAAATTAACACACTATTCACGCAAAAGAGAACTAACAGCAAACTTAACACCAGAATTAAAAACATGGTGGGGATATGATGACGCACTGGAATTTATCAGTAATTTACCTGACAAACAGGGTGCTTATATTGGTAAATTAAAAAACACAACTCAATACAAGTTTGGAACACCCGTAAACATGCCCATAGTGGCAAAAACAGCAGTTGTTTTATGGGCTGATGATGAAGGTGCTCATGTTATGTTATGGTTAGGTGACAGTCAATACAGCATATATTTAGATCCTGAAGGACTAAGCAAAAAACAACAACAGTTTTATGTTGCCACAGGCTACTGGCGTAACACAGATACTTTTGTTGAGGAATTTTGATGCAGTGTAAACACACCACAACTATAACACAAAGGGGTCAGTGGGGTCCACACAGGGCCAAAAAGGTATGTTTGGACTGTGGCAAGCATGTAAAGTGGGTCGCAATCACAAAAAGCCTGTATGAACGTCGCAAAGGCGTTAAATACAAGGATGTTAGAACACAAATACACAATAAGACTGGATAACAATCACTATATGACAGATCATGTTCATTGGTATTGGCATAATCTCAGAGACAAACCGTTAACTGATAAACAATGCAATTTATTAAAAAAATTAGCATATATGTCAGTTAAACAACAGCGAGAATATGTTATTATTGATGATGAACTGGTAAAAACACCACATAATCGTCAAAATTACATCAAAACATCAGGAAAATGGGAAAAAACAGACAAAACTTATCCCATCGGGCATAAATACTAGCATATACGCAAACAGTAGCGAACAAAACTGAATACAGGAGTAGCAATGACAACTGACAATCAATCATCTGAACAATCCGTGACGGACACACAAAAAGACTTTTATTTGGAAATAGAAGACGGTGCATCACCGGAATATGGTGTCACACCTAGACGCAAGTATGGTGAAAAAACAGTAAAAGGTATAATAATCGGTCAGGGTGAAAACAAACGAGTTATAAACATAGATGAAGTCAAAAAGTTAGCCGCATTACATTTAACATACAAAGACATGGCAGAGTTCTTTGGTTGTAAAGAAAACACATTTAGGGACAATTTCCGCAGTGTAGTGGAACAAAGTCGCCAAACAACCAAACAGAGACTAATGGAGGCCATGTTGGAAAGTGCTATTGTCAAACAAAACCCAACAATATTGGTGTGGGTATCTAAAAACCTACTTAATTGGACTGATCAACCAATAAATACAGATAGCACACAGGTATTACCCTGGAACGATAATTCAGAGTTAGAATAACCAATCCTGTAAGACCTGCTTCAAGTTTTAAAAAAGCCACTGATTCTAACTCCGGCGAACTTGAGCAGGCAACCTTTTTATGACAAAAAAGAAAACCCCCGCTATTGCTAGTGGGGGTTTATGCCATCGATTATATGAAGTAGTCCTTATGACCGCAGTGGACTAACCTGCATAGTGGGTTAAAAGGAGTGGGCTGATAGTTTGCCCGATAACCCTGGTCTTAAATTTACGCCACCTCCAGCATTTTATCAATATCTTTATCTATAAAAGTAATACCTTCTCTAGAGAATAATTCTTTCTGCCATAGATAAAATTTTACATCATTCCAATTCATGTTGCCAGCATTTTCTAATTCTTTATCTGTCATTTTGCTGAAATCTTCAATGCATTTTTTATGATAAGAAATCATTACGCCACCTCACTATGATAAGGATGATTAGGACTTATACAATCAGGATATTGTTCAATATAATCTTTAACCATATGCGTTCTTCTTTTACTCTGTAAAGCCAACTCATCATAATCTTTTGCTGTTAATAAAGTATCGAATTCTTCATTGGTGACTTCTATTTCTAATCCTACATCTCCTTTACCATTGCCATTATAACATATAACATCATAATGTCTGCCTGTATCACATTCTGGTGTAATAATAATACTCATTACGCCACCTCCTTTCTAACGCCACTTTGTGCCGCCATTGCGTCTAATATCTGATTGTGCCTTTTGTCAGCAACGCTCTTGTTCACAACCAATATGGCATGTATAACGCCTGGAATGTAGAACAAACAACTCAATCCTAAATTTACTAAAAAAGTAAACGGTTTAAAACCAGTTGATAAAATAGCAACTGGGGGTAATAAGCATAAAAAGTATTGCATAGTATTTTCTCCTTAATTTTTTACTATATCTTATTATAACAAATTATTGAACTTTGTCAACTGTTTTTCTTCTTTTTTCTGGTTTTTCTTAAGATAATCTCGGTTTGTCTGCTTTTTCTGAAGACAATTTAGACAAAATGCGACAAAACAGACAAAAAAAGCCGGCTTTTACACCGGCTTCCAGTTTACTATAATGTATAATATTAAATGTTAAATTGTTATTATAATGTATTTAATACAATTTGTTAATTTAATTGTTCTGTTAGCAGGGTCGAATATACTAACAAAACGGTTAGTGTAAGCAAACAATGGGAAATCGGAGGCCAGTCGTCAGAACCATATTTGACGTTTGCTTACACTATTAATTATACACAATATTTATATTTTGTCAACCTTTCCGAAAAAAATATTTTATTTGTATAAATAGTAGTGTTATACAGATTTGCAAAGGAGGCAACAATGAAAATATCTACAGATAACAGATTTCATACACTGGGTCTTAACACTTTGACTTTTACAGGCGTAAGCCTATTATGGGGTCAAATGCTGGGACTGATATCAGTATGGTTTACACCACTCACCATAATAACACTTTTAATAGCGTATGGCAGTGAAGTAAATAACAAAGATGCAATTAACAAAACCACAAGCCCTAGTATCAATTGACACCAGCCGTTTTCGTGTGGTGGCTGCTGGTAGGCGTTTTGGTAAGACATTTTTGGCTATTAATGAATTAGCCAAATTTGCTCGTTTCCCCAAACAAAAAGTGTTGGCAATCGCTAACACCTATCGACAGATCAAGGGCACAGTGTGGGATGAACTAAAAGAACAACTCACACCCCTTAATTGGGTAAAAAAAATAAACGAAAGTGATTTGCATATAGAATTAGTCAATGGTTCCAAAATATATCTACGCAGTGCTGACAACAAAGAAGCACTCAGGGGTGCCAAATACAATTTTATAGTTTTAGATGAGTGTGCTGACATGCATCCAGATACCTGGTATAGTGTGTTGAGACCCACACTCAGTGACACACAGGGTTCAGCATTATTCATAGGATCACCCAAAGGGCGTAATTGGTTTTATGATTTGTGGCTACAGGGCAATGCTACTGATGATTGGAGCAGTTGGCAGTTTACAACACTGGAAGGTGGTAATGTGCCAGAGA